AAGTAGGATCCTCAATGTTTAACAGAATTGGTAGACGTGTGGAAATGGTTTCTTTGAGGTTTAATTGTTTGCTCAATCCTTTGAATGTTACACGTGCAGCGCCTATGGACTATGGAAGAGTAATAATAGTATATGATAGACAAACAAATGGTGCTTATCCTGCACTGAATGATATCCTTCAGGATACAGATCAGGCAGGTGTAAATTCAAGAACTCAATTCAGTGGGTTAAATATGAACAATCGGGATCGATTTGTGACTATAATGGATATAAGAATGCATTTACCCTTTGGACAAGATACAGGAGGACTTCTTACAAACATGTTTCCGTCAGATACATATGCGTTCAAAGCGCTTAACGATGAATATCGTAAGCTGAATAAACTAACGACTCATTACAAAGCTGATAGTAGTCCAGCGGTAATTGGTGATATTAGTACAGGGGGTCTATATCTAGTATCACTTGCGGGTTCACCCGCAGGGTCAGAAATATGGGAAATGTATGACTGGAATGTTAGACTAAAATATATAGATGTATAAATAAATAAATACAATTTTGAATTAATTCCTTTGCGATTAAACGGCACGTTTAGCGGGTTTGGGGTGGCAACCCCATGTGAGGTGGGCGTGTCCCTTGGGACGTCCTCAGCCCACGTCTTTATAGAAAAAAAGCCACCATAAAAAAATATAAACTTAAAAAATCACGTGGATAAGGATATATAAGTGTCTTATTTGCTATATTACATAAGACACTTTGGCACTGGAACTAGAACAACACATGGCTAAAAAAACAGGGAATCCACGTGTTGAATACAGATTTACTTATAATAACTATACTGAAACAGGGACTGAAGCTCTGCGTGGCTGGTTGGCTGAAAACTGCAAATATGCTTGTTTTCAAAAAGAGATTTGCCCGAAAACAGGAACACCGCATTTACAAGGGTATTTTTCTTTACATAAAAAAATGAGGATGCAAACGATACACAATAAATTAAAGAAGATACAAGTATACCTTGGGCTAAAAAATGCCGACGCAGGAGGCGAAAATAATAAACAATACTGTTCAAAAATGCAAAGAGGAGCCGAAGGTTTCTGGGAAACAGGAGATATAAATCTGGCGGGACAAGGGATCCGATCAGATTTAAAAATAGTAACCAGTAAAGTATTAGGAAAAAGGTCCCTACGTGAAATAGCAACAGAACATCCTGAAACTTGGGTACGGTATCATCGAGGAATAGAATCTTTAGCTTATAGAATCGATGATCCACCCGATGAAAGACCTATGGAAACTATCCTCTATTATGGTGATGCTAGAACTGGTAAATCTACTAAAGCTAGGAGCATAGCGAAGCTTTACGGACGAGTGTATAGACTAAAAGTACAAAATAAAAAACTATGGTGGGATGGATACCAAGGTGAACCGTCTATACTAATTGATGAGTTTAAAGGATGGATAGACCCTAGAACTCTTAATGAAATTCTAGACCCTTTCAAATATCAATTAGAAATAAAAGGTGGCCACGTCTATGCCAAATACGAACATGTATTTATAACATCAAATTATGATATAGAAGAATGGTGGTCTAATAAGGTAGTTTGGGATAGACAGGCATTGAGAGGAAGAATAAGTTCCGTGTATGAGTTCCGCGGAACAAATCACGTGAACGCAATAATTACAAAACTAAAATAAAATTAATAAATTATAATTATTTACTATCAATGCAGAGTGGCAGCAAGAGGAAAAAGTCCTCAACAAAAGGGTCAAAAGGTGCTAAAAAGGCCTTTAAACCACCTCGTCGCTCCTCTATTCCTGGTACGCTGACTACAAACGGAACAGAAAAGAAAGTATTGTTTACAGGGACAGGCACCCCAGGTGCAGGTGCATTAGCATTAAATTCAACTGGGACGATTGTGGCACTAAACCTCATACAAGTAGGATCCTCAATGTTTAACAGAATTGGTAGACGTGTGGAAATGGTTTCTTTGAGGTTTAATTGTTTGCTCAATCCTTTGAATGTTACACGTGCAGCGCCTATGGACTATGGAAGAGT